TATTAGAAAGATTAGAAAGTTTTAAAAATAAAAGACGTATTGATAACAAAACACTATTGAACGTAAATTTAAGTAGAGTGAAGAATATACCAGAGGTCAAACCAATAATAAAAAAGTATCTGTTTAACCACGTTAGGTCAAGGTTCTTAAAAGTAGATTTAACACAAGCGGCATATGCAATATATCTACCTGTACAAAGGTTTCAAAAAGCATCTGCACAAAGTGTTTATAGACAAACCAGAGAGGCAATGGAGTAATGGCAATATTAAGAGGTGGTAAAAGAATTGGTGGTTTTGATATTAGAATAGGTTTACCTAGAGATAGAAGCTTAGATAATGTCAATAACGATGCACGATTTAAACAACGAGCTGGTGGTAATCCTGAAACTACAATGGGTAGATTTCAAGCTATGGTTAATGAGGGTGAGGGATTTGCACGTAAGGCAAGATACTATGTTGAGTTTTACTTACCAAAAAGTATTCCAATAACAGGTGTAAATGCTGGTGATGAGAACAATGAAGTAAGTGGTACATCTGTAGAACAACAAATGGCATTCAAACAACAAGGCGAGATGAATGCTGTACAAATGGCTAATGCTAGACGAGTACAAGCATTTTGTAATTCTATATCTATGCCAGAGAAAGAAATTCAGACCAAAGAAATCAAACACAATGGTCCTCCAAGAAGATTTGCATATGACTACAAGGCAACAAGTATAGATGCCACGTTTTATGCAGATAAGTTTATGAGAGAACGTAGTTATTTTGAGATGTGGCAGAATGCTGCATACAGTAATACTACACATAACTTTAATTTCTATGACAATTATGTATCTGATATGAATATATTTCAGTTAGGTAGTTTTGAGAGTAGAAACGAAAGAGATGATGTAACCTATGGAGTTAAATTGTTTGATTGTTTTCCTAAAATTGTTAGTAAAGTAGATTATGCTCATACGGCAAACGAGATACAAACTTTTAGTGTATCGTTTGAATATAGAAATTGGGTTAATTACTTTATTGATAAAGCAGGACAAGTAGAATTAGGAACACCAAACTTTAGAGATGTAACAGTGAAAAGTGGTGGTGGTCCTTTTGGTGGTTTACTCGGTAAACTACCACCAGAGTTAAGAAGAGCTGGAACAGAAGTGTTACAAGGTATCAAACGAAGATTACCTATTGGTGGCATTACTGGTGGAAAAGTATTTCCACCATTCCCTAACTTCCCACCTCTAAATATATAATAAGGAGTTATAATGACATTACCAAAAGTGGATGTGCCAACTTATGAATTGACATTACCTTCTGAAGATAAAAAAGTTAAGTTTAGACCTTTTTTAGTCAAAGAAGAAAAAATTTTATTTGTTGCAATGGAATCCAAAAACAATGCAGAGATGGTCAATGCAGTAAAAGAGATCATAAACGCTTGTACATTTAACACATTGAACGTAGACAGTTTACCTTTATTTGATATAGAATATTTGTTTTTAAATATTCGTGCCAAATCTGTGGGTGAAGTTGCTGATTTCAAGGTTATTTGTCCAGATGACAATAAAACATATGCAGATGTAAAAGTTGACTTATCTAAAGTAGAAGTGCATGTGGAAGAAAACCACACAAATAAAATTGTGGTAGACGAAAGTAGAAAACTAGGTATGGTGTTGAGATATCCAACGCTTAAGAATTACACAGTAGGGAAAGACATTAACACAAATGATGTAGATAACGTATTTACAGTGTTGATAGATTGTGTGGACCATATATTTGAAGGCGATAAGATATACCCAGCAAAAGATACTACACCAGAAGAAATCAAAGAATTTGTTGAAACTATGACACAGGATAGTTTTGTAAAAATAAAGAAATTTTTTGATACAATGCCAAAATTAAAACAAGTGATAGAGGTAGAAAATCCTAACACAAAGGTAAAGAGTACAGTGACCCTGCAAGGGTTACAAGATTTTTTCGGGTAAGCCTCTCACACAATTCCCTAGAGGCCATATTTGAAACCAATTTTGCCCTTGTGCAACATCATAAATATAGTTTAAGCGAGCTTGAGAATATGATACCTTGGGAAAGGGACATATATGTCAATATGTTAATAAATTATATAAAAGAAGAAAACGAAAAGAGAAGGAACGCTAATAAATGATACAAAGAATTAAAAACTTATTCGGATCAGGTTGGTCTGGTATAAAATATGGTATAAAACAATTATGGCACTTTATTGAGGTAGAGATACCTGAATTGATGTCAAACTGGAGATTAGTACCACGTCTATTAATGGTCGCTTATGCTTGGGCATTTTTAGATGTAATCAATTGGTTTATGATGTTAGAGAATCCTAACAACGCACAAGCAGGGTTAGTGTCAGTAGTAGTTGGCGCAGGCGCTGGTTGGTTTGCAATATATGTTAATGGTAAACCATCAAAAGTTAAAAACAAAGATTAATAAATGGCTAAGGTTTCAGATTTAGATAAAGATTTAGAAGTTACGGTACAACCGGAACAGGTTAATGCTAAGAACGTAATGGATGAAGAACAGAAAAAAGAGTTTTTTAAAACATTCCGTGATGCATTAAATGCTAAAATATCTGATTTAGATTTAGGTAAATATTTTACAAGTATAGGCACATCTATAACTGCTGCAGCTGAGAAGACAGTATCTACATCAATGTTATCTGCTATACCTAATATTACAAATGAGTTACAAGAAATATCTGAAACCTTTGCTAAAGGTTCTGACAAGAATTACGAAAATGCACTTGACAGATTACAAAAAATAGTAGATAAGACTGGTATAAATCTATTTCAATTTAGTCAACGACTAGGTAATAATTTTGATAGATTAAGAAAAGCATTTGAGGCAAGAAAAGAAAACATATTAGCTGTTAACAAAGAACGAGAAATATTAAGAGAAAAAGGTATACAAACCAAAGTTGTTGAAAATCAACAAAAGAAAGAATTAGAAATCAGAGTATTGACTAATAGACAATACAAAGAAGAAGTTAAAAAGCTTGAGAGAGATGAGAAATTACAACGAGATGTAGAGAAACAGTTTATAAAAGATAGAGAAAAACTATTAAGAGAAGAAAAACTGACAAAGAGACAGTCAGAAAGTATCATCTCTAAACAAGAGAAGATAACAGAAAGCAAAGAGCTTTTAGAAGAAAGACGACAAGATTTAACAGGTCAACAAGGCGAGGGTGATGAACGTGGTGGAATTCTTCAAGGCGCAGGTAGATTTTTAAGAGGTGAATCTGGACCAGAGATATTAAGACCAATCACTGCAACGTTTGGACAAACATTGATGGCGCCAATGGAAGCATTCAATCAATTAAAAGATCAAACTATGATGTTGGGTAGATCATTTGCAGGTTTATTCAAACCATTAGGAAGTTTGACAAAGATATTTGCATTTATGAGTAGAACATTATTACCTATCATTATAGCATTTATAGGTATCACTGCTGCTATTGTAGGTGTTATTGCTTTGTTTAAGAAGTTAAAATCAATATGGCCATTTAGTCTTATAGGTGGAGGAGATGAAACACCAAAAGAGAAGGCAGAGAAGTTAGCAGAAGCAGAAAAATTTACTAATTCAGAAATGCCTATGGACGCATTTGATGATGGTAATGCACCAACAATCAGTTCAGAGTTTCAAAAGAATGAAAGAATAAAGAACCAAGATGGTGACGCTACAATTAGAAACTCAGAAAACTATGATTTTATAAAAGGTGAATATAAACCAGGATTTAAACCTATCAGTTCTACAATGGATTTACAACCACAAAATCTAAAATATATGGTACCTGAAGGTGATGCACAAAAGTCTATGGAAACAATACTTACAAACATAGCACCTAACAATGTAATCAATTCAAGTAAATCAGAAACAATGGTGGCTAATTCACCACACAATAACGATAGAACATTTAATATATTAAATGGTGGTTTAGAAGTTTAAAAAGTAACACCTAAATCTTTCTCTGTCATAATCTTAAATTTCATATTATTATCTTCACAAAAGGACATTGCTGCTTGCCATTTGGCTTGATTTTTAATCCACTCAAATTGCTCTCTCATAAAACTTTTAGTTTTACGTTTAGGCGTTTTTGGTTTCTTGCATTGACGTGATGGTTTTACTTCTATCATATACTTTTCACCACTTTTAGTCTTACATAAAAAGTCAGGAAAGTATCTATGATTTTTCTTATCAATAGGTGAACGATAAATTACAGACATTTCTTCACTAGCCCAACTAATAATATCATCAGTTTTATCCAAATAAACCATAAGTCTTCTCTCTAATAATGACCTATATACTATTCTATTTGAATCACCAATGTATTTCTTTGGGTGCGTGGGTCTATATAAACCTTTAAAACTTCTTCTGTATTTCATATAAATATACTCTGTAAGGATATTTATCTATGAATTTTAAAAGTAAAATTTCAAGCGTTGTCAAGTCTAATCTATCAAATCTAGTAGGTGGTTTCTCATCAAGTATATCTGGTTTTATAGATGGCGCTAAGAACAATGCACAAACAAATCTAGCTGCGGCTAAATTGTTAAATAAATCACCACTGGAAATAAGTGATGATACACCTACAGCAGTAATCAAACAAAACCCATATGAATATGGTACAGTTTATTACCCAACAGAAATATCAAATTTAGGTGCTGGGCACTATATGATATTTGATATAATAATGTTAAAGCATTCACAATTCAAAAGTGGTACATTTCAAAATGGTAATTATATCAAGTCACCTAATCTAGGCAGTGATCTAACAGGTGATATTGTAGGTGAAAAAGGAAACAGTACTGCTAAGAATTTTAAGGACAGAGGTGTATTAAACAGATTAACCAAAGTCAACACAGGAATTAACAAAAGAAACAACACACACAATCACGTTACAGATTCTATAATACTTTATACTCCACCACAAGTAAAGACAACCTATGCTGCCAATTACGATCAGGTAGAAACAGGTAAAGCAGGATTTGCTGTACAACAGGGATTTTCAGGTATGTTGGATACTGTGGGGAGTATAAGTGGTGATCTATTAAAAGATGCATTGAATACAGCATTGACATTGATACCAGGCGTTGGTGATCTAAATGCTGTTATTGACAAGTCATTAGGTAGAGCTAGAAATCCTAATATGGAAATGGTGTTTAAGAGTGTACCAATGAGAGAGTTTAATTTCACATTTGAATTTGCACCTAAAAATCAAACAGAATTAGATAATGTAGATAAAATTATCAAACTATTTAAATTTCATATGCAACCAGAAACATTAGCTGGATCTGATTACTTTAGAGTACCATCAGAATTTCAGTTGACATATATGTATATGGATAAACTAAATGGTTATATACCAAAGATCAGTAGATGCGTGTTAAAGACTATGGAAGTTGACCAATCACCAGAAGGTGTATTTACTACATTTTCTGCTGATGATAGAGGTGCATTTCCTACACTTA